CACTGGCATCGGCATCGTCACATCTCTCAGCATCAAGGCTGGTCTCGACGCTGTGATGACTGCGTCATTCACCATCAAGTGCAGCGGCGCGTACACGATTACTCCAACTACCTAATCGAGAACACACATGTCAATCCGAGAACAACTACTTGCACTCAAGATCCCGACCGCCACCGTCAAGGTTGCGGGCATCGATGGTCTCGTCTCGCTTCGCGGCCTCTCGGGATCGGAGCGGGACTTGTGGGAGCAGGAAGTTTTTTCTCAGCGTGATATTAAAAAGGGCGTGAAGAACATCCGCGCCAGTCTTATTATCAGATCGTTAGTTGATAATGAGACTGGCGTGAGATTGTTCACGGATTCCGAGATCGCAGAAGTAGGCGCAATGCCTGCAAGTGTGATCGACAAACTCTACGAGCACTGCCAACGACTCTCGGGTCTTGGCGCAAAGGACGCAGAGGAACTCGAAAAAAACTAAGAAGCCGCCCGCTGCGATTGTTCATGTTCATGCTGGCGGCTGAGTTGAAAATGACTGTTGCCGAATTAGGAGATCGAATGTCATCACGAGAACTCCAAGAATGGATCGCATATCAGAGCATCACAGGATGCTTGGACTCACGCCAGCGCAACGACCTCGGCGCGGGCATTGTCGCGTCGACCATCGCCAATTCAAACAGGTCAAGCAATTCAAAGTCCTACAGCCCGCAGGACTTCATGCCGTATTTCGAGAAGCCAAAGCAAACACCACAACAAGCGATTGAGAAACTCAAACGACAGATGGGAGTCAAGTAATGGCAACAGTCACAGGAAAGATGACAGTCGATCTGTACGCGAATCCTGATCCGTTCGTGCAGGGCATGAAAGCCGCCGAGAATGCCGCAAAGAAAAGCGGTTCTGGCATTGCGGGTCATATTGCAAAGATCAATGCAAAGCAGATGAAAGGCGCGGTTGGTGGATTGCTAGGCGGATTGGGAGCCATCGGGTTAATTGATGCAGGACTAAATGCAGCCAATGAACTTGTAAAGGGTTTCAAAGATGGAAGCATAAAAGGGTTTGGAGAGGCTACCACTGCAATCGGGGAAACGATCGCTAAGACACTTGAGGATTTGCCGATCGCTGGAGCTGGAGGCAAGTTGATTGCTTCCATCCTTGACTCGATCGGGTACATGGGCGGAGCGTTTGGACAAGAGCAACAGCAGCAACAAAGCAGAATCGAAGCAGCCGCAAAAGAAAAAGCAAATTATGCGGCTGTTCAAGCATCAGAAGCGGCTGCTCAAGCAACAGCAAAAATTGCAGAGCAACAAAGACTAGATAGTCAAAAAAAATATCAAGAAGTTCTAGCCAACGAAAACAAGGAACGACAGAATGCTGCCGACATCCTTGCCGACATCATCACCGACACAGAGAAACTCGGCAAAACAGAGATGGAGATTTTTCTCATTGATTTGAAAAGAACAAATCTGCACTCCGATGAATATCAAAAAATCGTTGACGCAAAAACAGAGCAATTGCAACTCGAGAAAGACATCAGCAAAGAAGCGGAACTGCATAAGCAAATCCAAGAATGGAACACTGAGGATTTGAAGAAGGGTCAGGAGATAGCGGATGCAGCCGCCAAGAATTTAGAGGAAGCGAATCGAGGCAACGCAATGCCAGGAGTCGACTCACTCGCAACCGCCATCGGCAGCGTCAAGGTTGCGGGTTCCGCAGACTTCTCCAAGCAGACCGAACTGCTCAACAGCGCAAAGAAGGCGAATGATATTGCCACAGCACAACTTGCAGCACTCAAACAAATCGTCGACAACTCGGGAGGTACGGCATAATGGCAATCAGTCTTGTATGGGTTCAACGCACTCGCTCTGCGACATTCGACAAAGGCAAGTGGACAGCGGTTCACAGTTATCTTGTTCGGGATGCTGATGAGCAAAATCTCACCATTGCCAATATTGTCGATACGACTGTCACAAACCCGATCACGCCGTATTTAGATTTTGGCGGTGGCACTGAATCGGTCGCGGCTCCATTCTTTCGATTTATCTCTTACACCATCACTCCTGTTCAAGATGGTCTAGGCAAGTTGTGGATTGTCGATTTCAATTTTGATTCAACAGTCGGAGACGCAGCAGCCGGGCCAGTGGCGGCGGATGTGAAGACATCGACGGAAGTGGGCTACACGAGCATCGAGGTGCAGACCTCCGTTCAGACGGTTGATATCTGGCGCACTGGTGCAACGGTTCCAAGTGGATCAAGCATTTCATTTCCAACATTGATCGACATCGCAGGAACAAAGGTAGACAGCGCAGGCGAACCTATTTCAATGTTGCTTCCAATTCAAAATATTAGTGTGCGCAATGTGAAATATGGTCGACCTGATTACGCAACAATCTTGGCGGCGGCTGGCAGTCGAAATGTAGCGTCATTCACTTTAGGAGCAACTGGTCAAACATTTGTATGCGCTGCAAGTTCACTGCTTTTCGTAGGTGCAAACACTTCTCGAATTGGCCCGAATCAATACGAGATCAATTATCAATTCTCATACGATCCGACGACCTACCACCTACGCCAGCAGCCGCTGCGTGACATTGATCAAAGAGCCTCGACTACCCGCGTCACACCGGGATCAGCGATCAGCGCGGCGAATCCTGAGCAGGCGAATGTTGTCTACTGGAAGCAGCCATTTCCAAGCGAAGTCGCTTTCTCTGCACTTGGAATTGTGAACACATAATGAATATCAACGGCAACATCCGAAACAATTTCGGTGCTTTGAATGTACGCGCATTCAAGAAGATGGCCGACAAGGTAAACGAGCGCAATGAATTTGACGCTCGCTCAAGTCCTCCAAACATTCAGCAGACATTTGTCGCATACATCACTGGCAATGTTGTTGTGATTACAGGCAGACGATGGAAATACACTTGGGGTCTTGCTCATTTGGATTCTTCAAACCTATTCGAGCAACGCTCGGGTGCGTCGTTGACATATACCAACACTGGTATCTATGCTTACAACACGGTCGAGGCATTGCAGCAAACAGGGACATCCAATGGCCCGGGGTTTCTAAACGCAAACATTCCAAGCGGGTTCACATTGCAGCCGATCGCCACTGGAACATGCGTCCATATGCTGATGTCGCGCGGCGGTGATTCTCTTCTCAAGTTCACATTCTGTGTACCAAACGCCATCGATGGGACATGTCCATAATGGCTCCAGTTAAACAGCAAAAAAACTTGACACCGCTTCAGACGACTGTGCTCGTGGGGCAACTCATCAGCATCCTGATCGCCTTGGGTCTTTATGTCTCTTCGCTCGGCGAGAAGAATGCAGTGTTGACACGCATCGCAGAGGACACGAAAGAGTTGCGCGTCACCGCCACCGAACTCACGAAGGCGGTGATTCGCGGTCAAGCAATAGATGAAAAGCACACTGAAGCGATTGCCGCGTTGGCAATCAAGATCGATGCTCGGATGAACTTAAAATAATGGAGGACAGATCATGGACGCATTTCTTGGCACTTTGTGGTGGACTGCTTTGTGCGTGGTTGGCGGTTGGTTGGTTGGCTCAATCTTCGGTTTCAACGAAATCAAAGCATGGTTCGACAAGCGATAATCCTCGTCGCCCTCACAGCTGGCTGCTCGGCGACCAAGGAGATCGCCAGCAGCGCAAGCGTCGCCGCAAGCGCAGCACACTCAATCTCTGAGCGGAGTGCGTTCATCATGACGCACTCCGCTCAACCCGAGATTGTGGCCGCAGCCGTCACCATTAAAGCAGACGCGGCTGTCGTATTGCACGAAACAAACCAAATTTCCGTAGCCGTCTCGGGCGTGAAAGACATCGTGCCATTTTGGGCGACGCTGATTCAGTGGGGTCTCGGAGCCGTCGTGGCGGTTGCTCTGGTGGTGCTGCTGTGGCAGACAGGAATCGGGACTGCGATCCGACTTGCCTTGGGTTGGATCCCGCGCCGCGTGCAAAGCGAAGCCGACCTAGCGCGGCAAGTGATGTCGAGCGAAGACCCGACGACTGTCCGCGAACTCATCGCCGCCAAGCGGGCTTCGTCGCCGCTGTTCAACGCGGCATTTAAGGAGTCGGCGAAATGAGTCTGATGCTTGCAGGATGTTGCCTATCAGTTAATGGTTGTTGTATTTGTTCTTCTGTAAACACAACATATGACGACTCATTGCCGTCGACCGTTAGTTGCGCAGTTGCTGGCAATATAGGCGTGAATGGATTTAGTTATACTGGAATGACATTATATAAAACTGGTTTATGTACATATCAAACATACATAGGCGATTTAGCAGATTGCGATCAATATCCGTTTTATATGCAAAACAATTTTGCCGCAGCGGGATTAAATGTAGATTTTAGATACGATATTTACGATACAACTTGTAATGCAGATTCATGCGGTCAAAGCAATTCAGGACCGGGAGGTCCACATCAAGGCGTTGGTTCTTGTGTTGGAACCGAAGTCATTGCCGTGTTTGTTAAAGTGACCAAGACATATAATCCATGCAATTGTTGGCAAGCGCAAGTCATATTCAAGCATAAATTGACAGACAAATGCGGGGATAATTGCACTTGGTCTACGCGCACTGATTGCACTGATTACCCATATACACGCAGCGGGTATACCAATCATATTGCAACTGATAAAAATATGTTGGTTCTAAAAAAAACCAACGATTCAATAGGTGATCTTGCAATTTTAAATGTAAACGCACAAGAAATATTTGATGGTGGAGATGCGACACATTGCCCTAGTAGTTCCGACATCAATAATTTGTGTGGAGAATCAGACCGTGGAGCATTAACAACATTGACAGGCAGTGGGATATTGGTTGCAAATT